GGCTGTTTATGAGGCCAATTACGTAGCTAAGCTCTATGGAGCAAAAATTAATAAGCCTGATGGGGAACAACTATTTTTATCCGCTAAAAAAGTTCCGTTGGCAGGTGGCGCTCTTGTAGATGATCTGCTATCCAGAATTGCTGAAAGTGCCCGTCAAAAGGTTGAGTATGCAATTCGAGATGGTATTAATTCAGGCAAAACTAACCAAGAAATTGTTCAGCGCATTCGTGGTACCAAACGGCTGAATTATGAGGATGGCATTTTAAACGTTACCAAGACGGATATTGAACGTACCGTAAGAACTGTACGGAGCCATGTAGCCAATCAAGCCTATCTAAATAGCTTCAACCAAATTGGCTTTGAATATGTCCGATTTGTTAGCGTTTTAGATGGACGAACTTCTAAGCTTTGCGCTTCATTAGATGGTTCAGTGTGGGAAATAAATGATCCGGCAAAGCGGGTACCGCCGTTGCATCCTAATTGTCGAAGTATCTTGGTACCAGTCGAAAAAGATGGTCAACTTGTCGGTGAACGTCCATTTGTGATGGACGAACGTCGAGTTAAAGACATTCCAAAAGAAGAGCGGAGCCAGTTAATAGGTCAATTGGATGCCAACACCACTTTTAGAGAGTTCTTCAAAAAGACAGATGACTTTTTCCAAAAAGAGTGGCTTGGGCCAAAGCGATATAAGCTCTATAAAGAAGGGAAATTTGATTTTGATAAGTTCTTTGACCCTGAAGGGCGACTTTATACATTGGACCAACTACGAAAGTTGGATGAACAAACGTTTAAGGAGTTGGGAATATGATAGTTGATTTAAAAGGCGAAGGTTCATTACAGCTTTCAAAACTTTCAACTCGTAGTAAATTCAGATTGCGCCGATGGCTTAGAAGAATTAACAAACCGACCAAATTAATTAAACCATAGCACCTTCGGGTGCTTTTTTTGCGAGAAGAAAATGCCAAGCCCTATTATCCAATATTTCCAATATGAACATTTACCTGAACATTTGCAGCAAGTTAGTAAGCCAATTGGTGATTTAGCTCGGCAAATGGATGAGCAACTTCCTGACGGGCCTGAAAAATCCACAGGATTAAGAAAGCTACTTGAAGCAAAAGATGCATTTGTACGCCAAGCTTTAAGTAAATAATCATTTATAGAAATGAAGCGTCCTAAAGGGCGCTTTTTTATTGCCTGCCGAAAGCGGATGCTAACGGCGAATCCGGGCGGATGCCCATTTTGTATATATAGGTTGGATGACCAATGAAACTTAAAACAGTAACAATCGACGGTAAAGTTTATGCAGAAGTAGACGGAGATAAGCCGATCTATATCCATGATGATGGCAAAGAAATGCCACACGATGCTGCACACTCTGTGGCGACAATTGCTCGATTAAATGGTGAAGCTAAAACACATCGTGAAGCCAAAGAAGCAGCCGAAAAAGCATTAAAAGCTTTTGAAGGAATTGAAGACCCAGCGGCAGCTAAAAAGGCATTACAAACAATCCAAAATCTCGACGATAAAAAGCTGGTGGATGCCGGTGAAGTTGAGAAAGTGAAAGCTGAAGCTATCAAGGCAGTTGAAGAAAAATATGCTCCGATTGTTGAGCAACGTGATGCTCTTGAGGCCTCATTGCATAAAGAGCTTATCGGCGGTGGTTTTGCTCGTTCTAAGTACATTCAAGACAATATTGCAGTACCTGTGGATATGGTGCAAGCGACCTTTGGTCATCACTTCAAAATCGAAGAGGGCAAGGTGGTTGCATATGATCCGAACGGCGAAAAGATTTATTCACGTGTTCGCCCTGGTGAACTTGCAAATGTTGATGAAGCTTTAGAGTCATTGGTTGGTGGATACCAGCATAAAGACTTAATTCTTAAAGGTGGTAAAGGAACTGGTGGCGGTTTTCAAGGTGGGGGCAAAGGTGGAGCGCCTGCAGGAATGAAACGCAGTGAAATGTCTGTTTCTCAGAAAGCTGACTACATCAAAGAACATGGCAATGATGCCTTCCTAAAACTGCCGAACTAATCATTAAAAATTTGGAGATAAGTCGTTATGACTACAACAGTTAACTCAGACATGATCATCTACAACCAATTGGCACAAACTGCTTATTTAGAGCGTTTGCAAGACAATTTGAATGTATTTAACCAAGCCTCTAATGGTGCAATTGTTTATCGTAATGAGATCATTGAAGGTGATTTCAACAAAGAAGCATTCTACAAAGTGGGCGGTAGCATCAAACATCGTGATGTGAATTCAACTGCCAAAGTAGTTCCAGAGAAAATTGGTTCTGGTGAATCTGTAGGCGTAAAAGTCCCATATAAATATGGTCCTTATGCTTCTACTGAAGAAGCATTTAAGCGCCGTGCACGTACACCTGAAGAGTTTGCCATGATTCTTGGTTATGATTTAGCAGATGCATTGGTTGCTGGTCGTTTACAGTACAGTTTAGCTTCTTTAAAAGCTGCTATTTCTAGTAACCCGGATATGGTTGCTAAAGGCAGTATTGCTGTAGATGGGCGTAAAGCATTAACACGTGGTATGCGTAAGTTTGGCGATAAGTTTGGACGTATTAGTTTATGGGTAATGAACTCAGATACCTACTTCGATATTGTTGATGATGCAATCACTAAGCAGATTTATGGCGAATCTGAAATTGTTATCTATGGCGGTTTACCGGGTACCTTAGGTAAGCCAGTCTTGGTTACAGATGCCGTAGGTGATGATGATGCATTTGGTTTACAAATGGGAGCTGTTACTGTTACAGAATCACAAGTACCAGGCTTCCGGGCGTATGACATCAATGATGAAGAAAACTTAGGTATTGGTATGCGTGCTGAAGGCGCGTTCAACTTAGATATTCTTGGTTATAGCTGGGATACATCAAAAGGCGAAAACCCTGACCTTACTTTACTTGGTTCAAGTGCCAACTGGAAAAAACATGCTACTAGCAACAAAATGACAGCAGGCACATTACTTGACTTGTCTGGCGCAACAACTGGTTAACTCGTAAACATCTCACCATTAGAGGGCTATTAAGCCCTCTTTTTACTTTTAAGAGAAATGCATCATGAAGCTAATTTATACACGTATTGCTGCTGCAGCTGCGTTAGAGGTTGGAACTATTGCCAATCCTGATTATTACGAACATCCGAATCGAAGTGCTGAAGAAGTAATTATTTTCGGTGATTATCCGAAAATCCAAAATGATTACGAAGCTTTGGATATTCCAGTTGAAGTTCGCAAATTGGAAGAGCCTGCAAAAACGACTTTGGCCACAGTAAATGTCGCTGTGGGAATTACCCCAGAGCTGCAAGAGGTCATTGATGAAACAAAAGCTGAGTGTATTAAAGTGACGGAAGAAAACACTCAACTTAAACAGAAAATCGAAATCTTAGAACAAGCTAGTGGTGATAGTTCGGAGTTAATTTCTGAAAATTCACGTTTAAAAGTTGCTGTGGTACAGGCAGGCAATGCGACCAAGGCAGCTGAAGGACAAGTGGTAAGCATCCAAGCTGAATTTGATGCATTTAAAAATAACGTTCCAGCAATGCAAGCTCGAATCGCTGAAATTGAAGCGGGTGATTCTGTTATGGCTCAAGCAAATGAAACAACAACCAATGATTATGAAAATTGGTCTAATGATCAATTAAAAGAGTATTTAGCTAGTAAAAATATTGGCTATAAACCATCCGCAACTAAAGCAGAACTTCTTAAATTAATGCCGAAGGATTAATGATATGAGCTTTATCACTGTAGATGATGCAAATTCAATTTTGGGCAGCGATTTTGCACCAGACAGTGATAAAGCTCGTCTGGTCAAACTAGCCAATGTGTGGATGAAAAAAAGAATAGGATTTGTTCCAGATCCGATTGATTCACTTCTTAAAGATGCTGCTTGTGAAATTGTTAAGGGTATTGTTGCTAAGGTTGTTTATAACGGCAAGGAGCAGCAACTAAAACGAAAGAAAGTTAAAGCTGATTCGGTAGAGTCTGAAAAGGAATACCAGGACGGTTCCGTTGCCATTTCTAGCTATGAACAAATTGCAATTGATTATATTGATTCGCTGGATTTGAAAGATCCAAATGCAAGCTTTAATGGGTTTGGCATTCCACTATATAGGGCATAAATAATGGGCTTACGTGAAGAAATTCAGACTGATATTACTGAAGCATTTAATGAAGATTTGACTGACGCTATTTATCCATTTTCTTGTGACAGGGTTATAAGTACAAAGTGGAACCCTAAAACTAATACTTCTGACAAGGTAATTGAACATTACGAAGGTCGTGGTGTCCTATTTGGTTCATATAACCAATATGAAATTCTGACACTGGGCGTACTTGCAACTGATAAGAAGGCTATTGTGCTACAGAATGAAGTTACCAAAGAGCCAAAGATAGATGATGAATGGATAACGGTGCAGGGTACCTTTCGAATTATGCATATTAAGCAGGACCCAATTTGCGCAACTTGGAAATGCCAGTTGAGGAAGGTTTAAAGTCTAATAAATTTAAATCTACTTAAAAACAAAAGTAATTAGGACAGAATATTTAGTAGAGAAAAAATGATTAAATGTTTTATTAGCTAAAAGTATATATATAAATTAATCATATTTTTACCACATTCTATTGAATGTTTTAGTCAATAACCGTTATTTTATATTTATGTAAAGAGCGGAAATTATAAATGTTAGTAAGAGGTAGTTATAAAATTGTTCCTATAGAAGATATGGGGGGCGGATCTTTCGGTTTTGTACAAAAGGTTGAACTTTATAATCAGAAAGACCATCTATGCGGCTTATTTGCAATGAAGACAATGAAGTCAAACGCAAGAGAAATAGAATCTTTTAGAAAGAGGTTTGTTAGAGAAGGACATCTACAAGCTAAATGTAGTCATCCAAATATTGTTCAAATTTATATTTGTGATCTAGAGAGCGTAGAGCCTTGGTTTGTAATGGAACTGGGCGAAATTGATGTAGAAAAATTAATAATAAATGGTAAATTTCCAAATAAAGAAAGATTAAAATGTATTTTAGATTTACTTTTGGGAATGATTCATATTCATCAACAAAAACTTTTACATAGAGACATTAAGCCCTCAAACATGGTAAAAGTTGGTGATAAATATAAAATTGCTGACTTTGGTTTAGTTAAAGATACTGTTTCTAGCCCAGAGACAACACCATTGACTGCTATTGGTCAAGGAATGGGTACTCCAGGTTTCCTTGCGCCTGAAGCAGTTTTTGGGCATTTTAGTGATCAATCAGATATCTATGCTATTGGTACATTCTTAGAGTACATGTGCTACTTAGATGATGAGTTAGCTCGAAAGTTAGCTCCAATTATTAACAAGTGTAGAGCACATGTACCTTCTGACAGATACCAGTCAGTTAATCAAATATTGAAAATATTTTTACCAATTTATGAGGAGGGGATGAATGCTTGAACTAACTAATGTAGCTGCTTTCACGCACTCTAAATCTTCAAATAAAACAAATGAAGACTCTATTCTTCTCCCATTGAAGCTAAATGGCGGATATATTTTTGCTATTGCTGATGGTGTTGGTTCATATCCTGGTGCAAAATTGGCTTCAGAGTTAGCTATTGAATATATTTCTAAAATAGAAAAAATACCTACAGAGAGTGAAATAGAACATTTATTATTAAAAATTAAAAATAAATTAAGTGGGCTTGAATTAATTAATCCAGAGTATTTTCAGGCAGCGACAACTTTAACAGTTGGAGTGGTTGAAGAAAGCGGTGTACATATTATTCATGTTGGTGATAGTCGGCTCTATATAAAATCTGAACAGAAATTAACTTGTCATACGAAAGACCATACTCAACATCAGAAGCTATTAGAGGCTGGGCTATACACTGAGCGTCAGCTAAAAAAAATGCCAGGTAAAAATATACTGGTAACGGCCTTATCAAAGAGTATTAATTTAGAATATCAATATTCATTTCATATGATGAAAGATATTATTGATGAGCAAGGAAATTTAGTTATAAATATTATGTCTGATGGAGCTTATGAATTTTGGGAAAAAAGACCAAAATTTTCCTTGAATACGATGAATAATCCAACAGCCTTTAGTACTAGTTTGCTTAAACGGATAGAAAAAAATGGGCCAATTGATGATTACTCTTTAATTTCTACAAAATTTAAAATTGGTATTTAAACATATTATTTAATTTAACAAACCACCTTTCGAGGTGGTTTTTTTATGCCTAATTATAGGAATCTTTATGATAAGCACAGATTATGTCCCTTTATGGCACATCTCACCATTTCAACATGTGCATTACACATTAGCTCGAAATCAATTGCATATGGATTTGCTATTCGAGGACATGAATAACGTTGATAAGTTCTTGTCTGTTGAAGGCGCAGCGGCACAAGTTGATTTCTATTCTGATGGTACTTATGCAGTTGTTCAACTTGGTGATACTTCAGAAAGGAATTTAATTGAAGTGTACGGATTGCTTTTACATGAAGCAGTTCATGTTTGGCAGAAGGTTAAGAAGTTGATGGGAGAAAAAGAGCCCAGTTCAGAATTTGAGGCTTATTCAATTCAATCGATTGCTCAAGACCTTTTTAAAATGTATGAAGAAAGCGAGAAGTAAAATGTTCCATAGCGTGAATGATGGTAAAGGCAATCGCAGAATATATGTGAATAACAATGAAATTAAACATGTTCTTTGGGCGAATGAGGAACAGGGTTTGGTTTGTTGCTTCCAGTATCCATACAAGGTTAATAAGCGCAAAGATGGGCTTTGCACAAGAATATTGCGTGGCAAAGTTAAAGTGGAGATGATCAATGGGGTGGACTGGAGTAAAGCCGACCAGCTTTAGTTTTGAAGTTGCGAAACAGGCAGATGAACATGTGAAGAAAATCACCATGGATACACTGCAATCACTTGTTGTTTCTAGTCCAGTGGATACTGGAGCTTATCGGGCTTCTCACATTGTTTCTGTTGGATCTGGCGATTACGGAGTGCGAGAGCCATCTACAAATGCTGTGCAAGATGCAGCGATTCAAGCTGTGAAATTTAAACTTGGTAGTTTGATCTATATTCAAAACAACCAGCCCTATGCTGAGCGCTTAGAGAATGGTTGGTCCGATCAGGCGCCATTAGGCATCTATAGCACAACGTTTACTTATATTACTCAAAAGTACGGTGGCTAAAATGGCAATGACATTAGAGCAGGCTCGGCAAGCAATAGTCGATCGTATGATTAGCTTCACAGGAATTTCTCAAGACAGAATCCAATATCCAAATGCTCCAGGCTTCATAGTGCCAACGAAAGGCTTATGGTGCCGATTAACAATCAAATGGGGACCAAGTTTCATAGCTGGGCTAGCAGATACACCAAGTACTCGCCGTACAGGAAATATCTTGATTCAATGCTTTGCAAGACCGAATACTGGGGACCAGGAAATAACTGTATTAAGTGTGGAATTACTTTCCCATTTTGAATATTTCAGAATCGAACATTTAGAATGTTTTCAAGGTCAATCGATTGATGCAGGTAAAGATAATGATTTTGTGCAGTACAATGTGACAATTGGATTTACGGTGAACTGAGATGAGCGAAGATTACTTACGTTATATGACTGAAAGACAGGAGTTAATCAACAACATTAAATTACTAAGTGCTGAGCCATCAAATTTACAGAATTTAGAAAGTAAAACGATTTCTGAATTGATGCGCATTTATTACGCAGGTTTCGATAATCATTGTCCACGCTGTGGAGACAAAATAAAGATTCTCCCATTTAAGTCAATATATAGATCGAACTCCTCATAAAGTTCTTTAAATAAAACATACCGCCGAAAGGCGGTTTTTTTTCGCCAGTAATTTAACGGCCACCTTCGGGTGGCTTTTTTTATGCCTATAAGGAGTAAAAGCCATGTCGAGTGGTGCACGTCAGCTGACACAAATCGCAAGAGAAACAACGGTAGGTGTAACACCGACACCGTTTGCTCGAACAACCTTTGAATTTACAGACAATGGCTTAGATGCCACTGTTTCTAAAGAAGAATCAAAGTCTATTACTAGCGGGCGCATTGCTCGGTCATCAATGATTACAGGCGCAGAATATGCCGGTGACTTAAAGTGTGAGGCAAAATATAGCCAACTTGTACAAGACTTAATGGCTGCTGCAGCTTTTAATAGTTGGTCATCCAATGTCCTTACTTTTGGTGGGGCACTACGCCAAACATTCTCAGTACTTCGAGGTTTTGAAGATGTTAATGATTACCACGTGTTCCGAGGTTGTCATGTAAATACATTCAGTATTGAAGTTCCTGAAGCTGGATTTATTACGATGGCTTTTGGCCTAATGGCTTTAGGTCGAACTAACTTTTCAGCGCCTCCAGCTGGAACAGTAACTCCAGCAGATAATAACCCTAAGCTATCTAATGTATCTGTGGGTGAAATCTTGATTGATGGTGTTTCTCAAGCTGGTATCTCTTGCTTGACTGCATTCTCATTCAAATGGGATAACACAATGAAGTTACAGAAATGCTTAGGTGAAGGAATCAATGCCCGAGCTATTTTAGAGACACTTGCTGCTGGTACTGGTTCTTTCACTGTTGCATGGTCACGAAATACTTCAGACATGTACGAAAAGCAATTCACCAATGCAACAATTTCATTGAATGTCCCAATTACCGATACTTTAGGTAATTCTTATGAAATTTTTATTCCTAAAGCAGAAATTACTGCGACTTTGCCAAGTGGTGGAAACAGCGATATTTTGAACTCCTCGTTTGAATATAAAGTTGCTGATGAAGAGCCGACAATTACCCGTATTCCAGCACCGGCACCTAATCCAAATCCTTAATTTAATTTGACTGATAGCAG